TTTTCTTTACCATTAGCACACGCTTTTACAACGTGAGACTTTTTAGGATGTGAAGGTGTTTTCTTTGGCTTATTACAAGCCATATTTTTCTTTACTAATCTTAATGACATAATATTATTTATTCACCACAGGGTTTACCTGTTTTAACATTTACCCAATTTTCTTTATTAAACCAGTCTCTAAGTGTAGCACCTTTTTTTCTAGCTCCTTTAACATTAGTAGAACTTGATCTTTTATATTTACCAGACCTACCGGCAGATTCTTTTGCTCTTACAACTTTATCTTTTTGAGCTTTGCTCATGCCTCTAACTTTAGCTAGTGGTAAACATACTTTTTTAGTGCCTCCACCTTTTACTTTACTTTTTGCCATTGCCTAATCTATTCATTGCTTTATTTCTAGCGCATTTCATCTTAGCTGCATAACTAGGGTTTTTTTGTCTATTAAAAACAATTTGCTGGTTTAAACTACCAACAATTGCTTTTTTATTACCCTTACGTGACTTAATTAACCAAGTAGCTAAATCACCGCAGCTAAGTTTTTTAAATCTACCTTTTGCATCGGCGTATTTACTATCTTTCCACTCGGGTCTTTTTTCAGCCATTTTGTTGTTGTTTTATAAATCTAGCCATTTCTAAACCTAACTCTTTACCTTTTATTGAGTCTGACTTATAATGTGCTTTAGCTATATTTCTACTATCAGATATGTCTTTTGCTTTTTTATCAAGCTGTTGAGCTTTTTCTGGATATTTTTCTTTTAACATTTCTGCCACTAAGTATCCTTGAGTTGAATGTCCAGAAGGATATGATGGTGTTTTCATAGAGTCTAACTCTATATCTTTTAAATCAATGTCAAAATTTTTTGCTAAAACTTTTGGTCTTGGCCTATTATAATATTTTTTTAATTTTAATATTATAGGAGAAGAATCATTAATTAATTCTTGTATGTATTTAGAATCTTTACTGCCAACAACTTTATTAAAAGACTTAACAACGTCATCATGATCTTTTACAAACTTTTTATTCTCAGGAAGCCTATCTATTTGCTTTATCTCTTTAAATGTCTCTAATGAATTTGATTTAGGTAGTTTATCTTTTTTGAACTTACTATAGTCAAAGTTTTTTAATAAAGACATTATCTACATTTATGCATGTTAATAAACCAATTAGCTAGCTGAACATCTCTTTTGGTAGCTGTGTTTCTCGACTTCAACCTGTCAACTTTATTACAGGTAACATCACCACCATATAGTTTGTTTATTCTAGCTTTTAAAGTACCGCGATATGCTCCACCGCGCTTTTTCATTTTTTACCGCCAAAATTACTAGGTCCACCAGCCTTAGTACACTGCACGCCCCAGCCAGAAGCATAAGCACTAGGCCATACTTTAAACTTACGTTTTGCGGCTGCTTTACAGCTACTAGATATTTTAGCATACAAAGGTGACTTAGAATTATTCATTTTACTTTTGAGCTTTTGCAGTTATAGGTCCTGGAACATATTCAGTGCGAGCTAACTTAAGCTTCATACCTGTAATACCAGAGCTACTTCCTTTTCCATGGTCACGACCTTCTTGACTAAGTGGTCCATCCCATATAACGTTTTGTCCAACGTTTCCTTTAGAGTTATAATCTTCTTTTGCCATGTTTATTTTTGTTTTTGTTCTTTTGCTAATATTGCTTTTTGAATTTCTATTGGTAAAGTTTTTTGTTTCTCAGTTATATTAAATGGGCTGTTGTTAACAGGTGGCATTTGCATTTGCTGAGCTCTTTGCTGCGCTAATGGATTAAAGTTATAATTCATTTGATTTGCAGCTTGATAAGGAGTTCCTTGAACACCTTGTTGATTTTGCATCATCTTCATAGGTGTTTCAGATTTCATCATAAATGCTGTTTTGTTTAAATTTGATTGCAAAACTTTTTCTTGTTGAGCAACTTCATAAGATGGTCCAGAACCACCCCTCTTGCTTGTAGCTAAAGAAGCATTTGTTTGATCGCCTAAAAAAGGATTTCTTTTAAGTTGTCTATCATACTGCTTTTGTTCTTTTCTAGCTATTTTAGCTTGCGTGTTTTTAAGTTTTTGATCTTGTCTAGATTGTTGCTTTTCTGCTTTTACTTTATTTTTAACCCTTTGAATAGAAGCGTTAGAAGATCTTCTAGACTCTATTCTTTCATCTCTAGCTTCTCTACGCATAGTTCTTCTTTCTATTCTGTTTTCTTTTCTTTCTTGTCTTCTTTTTAAACGACCTGCTTTTCTTATATCTCTAGCTGTTTCAATCTTTGGCTCAGAAGGTTTAGAAACAGATGATGAAGGTGATGCTGAGGTTGAAGTTGAAGCAGATGGTTTAGAATTAAAACTATCTAAACGAGATGTAGAAATAGAAGAAGAACTATTTGATGAACCGCCATATTTTGATTTATACCCGCCTAATATAGCTCCACTTGATTTTGAAGCTTTAGGAGTAGAATTATTTGTAGATGTAGGCTTAGAAGTTGGTGAAGAACCGCCGCTTTTTGTAGAAGGATTAGGCTTTGGAGCTGGCCCACTACTTTTACCACCACCTGGTTTGATTGGTCCTGGTGATCGACCTGTAGAACCTGAACCTTTTGAGCTTTTGCTAGATGTTGATTTTCCCGTCATAGCTTTACTACCATCAATTCCTTTTTTTGTTTCGAATTTATCTAAAACTGTTTGTATTTGGTTTGGTAGTTTTTTACCTTTAGCCTTATATTCTTTTTGTGCTTTTAAAGCCATTTTATAAGCTCTATGAATTTTTTGTGCCATTTTATTTATTTTTAGCGTTGTTTGTCTTTATTTACATTATATATAGCCTCAGTCAAAACTTTATCAGTATATGAGTTACCAGCTATTAATTTATTTCTTCTTT